TCAAATGTTCTAGATAAAGACCATCCTCCTAATGCAATTAAGAGTCCCACTAATAAAGTTAAAACTTTTTCCATCATAACTTTTGGATTATATATTCTTTAACTTGATTTTTCAATGATGTGTGTTGAGCCGGTTTGACACAAAAAGCTAATAAACACATCAATATTATAAGTATTGCTGTGAATCTGTAATCCATAACTACGCCTCATTTGTTATTCATATACTTTAAAGTTTAACTCATTCTCATAAGACATATCAGTCGCATGATCTTTTTCTTTTGTATATTCCCTTTTACATTTACAATTCTCACAAGCACAAGTTCCATATTCATCTGAATGGAGTTCTCCGTTACAGTGACAATCGTGATTACATTTTTTACATTTACTCATTAAGCGATCGCCTTGCACGCTGGACAAGATTTTTTAAATCTTGAATGTGTCGTGCAGTGATCTGGTTTTATAGGAACTTCTTCCTTTTTACTGAAGAGTCTTGCCCATAAAGATTTAATCCATTTAATCATTTTTCATTTCCTTAATATCATAGAAGAATTTATCGGTATCTTCTGTTACCCATTTACGTGTATCTTCCACGTTCCATTCGGATGTTTGCACTTTCCAGTCAGGAGTTTCATTCTTAACTGTAAATGAAGGTATATTCCAAAGTATACGATTGTTTGGCTGAGCCGCATAATTACCATCTTCCAAGGCCATTATGTGAGCGCACTTATGTTCATGCGAAATTTCAGAATGATCTGTGTCTACTATATTACTCTCTGGGTGAGCCCAGTCAACAGTAAAAAGGTATGCACCTGGATGGAGTTTCTTATCTTTTCCAAAATATTTTCCTGATTGTCCATCTAGGATATCATAAGAAGTGACAGCAGGATAATAACTAAAACAATTCCAAAGCTCCAGCTCATCCAATCGCATCCTTGGCACTTCTTCGGGTTTGTAACCGCGTTGAATAAAGGCTGAAATGGGGAGACGATAAAAAACAGCACCGTTTTCCATGATAGCATGAAAAAGGATTGGACGTCCTGTAATAGACGCCAACCCAAAAATAATACAGTCTTCCACTTCTCCGAAGTGTTCTTTAAGATCATAGAGATATTCTCTCCTGATCTGTGCATAAGTCACCGGGATATTGGCATTTAGATAAGCCATACATGATTAATTAGTTAGTGACTAAGTGTACTATTATAATAACCGCAACTATAGCTACAATTGTAGCTTTTTTATTGCTGATAGCTAAATTCCATATTCTTTTAGCTTCTCTTATTACTTTTTCCATAGTTTCCTCCTTAATGTATGTCGCCCCAGTTTTTTCCGGATTCATAGTCTACCTTGTTAGGTATCTCCAAGTCAACTGCAGATTCCATAATTTCAGTTATTTTTTGTGCTTGTTTATCACTTTCTACAGAAATATCCAGTTCATCATGTATTTGTATATGAGGAACAATTCCTTCCTTATATAATTCTAACATAGATTTTTTAGTCATATCTGCAGCGGATCCTTGAATTAATTTATTTAAAGCTTTGTAAGTATATGCTCTTCGTATACCTGGTCCATGTTCTTGAACCGCTTGTTCAAATGGTAGTGCTTTATGCATACCAAAACTATTTGGTTCCCATAAATGGAACCTACAAAGTCGACCAAGTAAAGTTCTAATTTGTCCTCTTTGCTGTGCTCTGTTGGACACACCTTTCATTAAAGTTTTAACAAAAGGAACCCTGCTGTGATAAATAGAAAAAAGTTCTTCTGCTTTTTCTTTACTTACTCCAAGCTCTGCTTGAAGTTTTGCTTTACCCATTCCATAAAATAAACCTAGATTAATTACTTTAGCTTGAGTTCGTGGAATGTTAGCCATCTTAGCAACAATAGTGTGAAAGTCCGCGTCTCCTTCTTTATAAGCATTTTGTACATTAAAGACGCTTGCGTCTTGATCAAGGGATGCATAGTGAACTACTAATCGTGGTTCTTGTTGATTGTAGTCAAAGCATCCCCACTCGCAACCTGATTCTGGAAGAAAGAGGGATCGAATCAAAGGACCTAAGTCTTTGTTACGAGCGGGAATTTGTTGTAAATTTGGGTTAGAATAAGAAAATCTTCCTGTCACTGTTCCTCCATTATCTGATCTAATTTGATTAATATCTGCATGGATTCTACCACAATGTTCATATCTAATAATTGTATCAATAAATGTAGTATGAGCCTTGTTAATTTCTCTCGCTTCTGCTATCATCTTAACTAAAGGATGTTCATGAGAGGAAAGGAAATTTTTTGTAAATGATGGCGCTTGAGTTTTCGCAGTTCGTTCGAAAGGTAAATTTAATTTTTCAAAAACTTTGGCAATCGATCTTGCTGCCCATATTTGAGTATCTATTCCTGTGTCTTTTTTTATTTTGTGGAGTAGCATTTCTTCTTGTAATGTTAGCTGTCGCTTCAATTCATGAGCTTTGCTCACGTCAACTTTCACCCCAAGAAACCTCATGTCAACCAAACAAGGAAAGAGATCAGTTTCTAATTCAAAAATAGCTCCTAGATCCTGGTCGCTTAATTCTTTCTGCAAGACTTTCCATAAAGATAAAGTTAGTTCTGCATCACGTTCTGCATAATTACCAACATACATTGATGGTAACTTCCACATATCTGCTTTAGGATCAACTCCCCATTCGTTAGCTGCAGCTTTTAATTCTGTTTCGTTTTTACCTTTACCAACATAGTCCCAACCTAAACTATTAAGATCAAATCTAAATCTATTTTCATTTACGAGTGACGCTGCAATCATGGTGTCATAAATATTTCCATTTATTTTTATTCCCATCGCTCTAATCCAGCACACATCGTACATGGCATTGTGAAAAATTTTATCGGAAGGGGATTGACAAATGTCTGTAAACCATTGAATTACTTTACTTTTTTCAAGGTTACCACCACCTTCATGATCGAAGGGAAAGTATCCTGAGTAACCATCAACGGCTACAGCAATTCCTACAACCTTACCTTTACCAGTTACAGAACCTGATCCCATTGATTTTAAATCTGGATCATGTGTTTCTAGATCTATTGCAATTGTATCTGCTTGTCTTAAGTCTGGAAATTCTTCGGGCTTAACCCATTCGGTTTGTGCTTCAAACATTTTTTATTATCCCCCAGGAGTTGGTTGTTGATTTAGTTTCTTTTTTAATTTCTTTAGTAGCGTAATCTCTTTCAAGTATCATTTCTAAAAAATGTATAGCTTTTAATATATCTTCTTTTTTTCCTTTCAGTCTGTGGCGACAGATGTATTTTATAGCGCATCCCTCTGGAAAAAGCAATTCATTTTCAACTACAAATTTACTTGGCTGAATTTTAAAATCCTGATAATGTGATCCGCCGATTTGTTTATCATATGGATTTTTCATATTTTGAATTCCTTTAATTTGTTTTTACATTTTATTAAAAATAAATTTTCCATTGTTCGAGTTATACCTACGTACCAAACTCTGAATTCTTCTTCCTGTTTTGCTTGAGATTTCTTTGCCCCTTTGATAGTATTCGCCGTTTGATTTAAAAATAAAACTACATTAGTAGCTTCACCACCCTTAGCTCCATGAATCGTCGATACTTTTATTCGAGGTTCTTTTGATAAATCTTCTTTGTTAAGCAACAGGGCCCGCATGTATTCTCTTTTTGTAATGGCAACATTATTAAAAACATCGTACCAATCCCCCTGAAAATTTATTTCCTTACTTTTTATATTTTCCATAACTCTTTGGTAAGAAATTTCTGGAATTTTTTCTCCTTTTTTTATTTTTTCCCAATTTATTATGTCTTCATACAAAGTTTTTCCTATACTATTGCCTTGAGCTGTATTAAAATAGAGCCCTTTTCTTTTCAGAAAAGGAGGGACTGCCTTCAATAGAGATTTAGTTCTCGTTAAAATTAACCAGTCCCCTTCAGTTAAATCAATATCATTTAATTTATAACGTTGATAAATACTTCCAGGAATGTCTTTCGGTAGATAATTTTTTGGTATTCTATTGTGACTAATACGATTAATAACATTTAAAGCTTTAGTTTGAATTAAACTTGGCACTCTTTTAGATTGATCCAATAAAATTTCTCTAGACTCCCATTTAATAAATGAATCAACATCAGCTCCAGCCCAGCCAAAGACAGCTTGGTCATCATCACCTGCTACCCATACATCACACTCGGTATCTTTTTCTATCTTTTTAATCATAGCCCATTGAATTAGGGATAAATCTTGAGCCTCATCGACAAAAATAACTTTAAATTGAGGTAATTTTAATGGGTCCTGTTTTAAAAATCTAGAAATCATATCGGTAAAATCAATTAGACCAAATGTTTTTTTATAATTATTTATTTCTTGTTGAATTGCTGTAAGTTTATCTCTTGTAATCCACGTTAAATGTTCATTTAAATCAAATTGTTCCTCTACTGAAATTTGTTTTACTCTAGCTAAATTAATAAGGCTTAAGTATTCACTGCTTGAAGAAAAAATTCCGTTAAAATTATTACTTTCGTACGCTGCATATTTGACTTGAATTCCACAACTTTCTCCTATGGAAAAATAATTTCCTTCTTGCATTACATTTTCTTCTTTAAGACCTAGATTATTAAAGGCTAATGAGTGAAGGGTTTGAAAATATTTTATATCTTTTTTAGTGAGGTCTTCATTTTTTGCTAGAAATCTATCTCGGGCTTCACCTGCAGCCTTACGAGTAAAAGCGAAGTAGCCAATTTGATCTAAAGGGACACCTTCGTTCACGTACTTATGGACTTGGTTTAGAAGTCTTCTTGTTTTTCCAGTTCCCGGAGGACCAACTACTTTATATCGAGCCATTAATAGTTGGCTCCTTTTCTCTCTGTCGGTTTGTATTCTATTTTATCAACATGTAATTGTACAACCTTACACACCTTAAGAGTTTTACCATCTACATTTAATGAATGATCAAATTCTACTTTACATTTGTCTTTTAATTTCTGTGCAATTTTTTCTTCTGGAATCTTCCAACCATTACCCAGGTGTTCAATGAAGGAAGTAAATCTAAAATAATGAAATCCTTCTTCTGTAAAACATGATCCATTATGTATTTGACCTCTTTGTTGAGCCTGGGGACCATTGATACAATATTGAAATAACTCTTCTTCTAATCTATCCTCGATTTGAGTTCCCTTAGGTGGTGTAATTTTTTGACCATTCTTACGCCACTCATTTAATTTTGCTCTGAAGTCTTTTGGTTTTAAAGGTTCAAAGTAAACACCAGTTTGTTGCCACACTAAATTTAAAACTTCTTTCTGTGTAGTCATTAATTTTGTATTACTTATTATTACTTGGATCTTATCATCATTAGGCATGATCACATTAAATCTGTACTCAGGTTCTGCATAAGCTATCATTTCAAAATCTTGAATCTCAGGAAATACAGAAATGCTATCTGATTTAACACCAAAAGGTCTTTTATAACACAGACCTCGCATACATTTATCTTTAATCGGGTCCTCATAACAAGTATGTCCTGCTGTCTCACCTTTCCAGGCTTTAATTTTAGAATCTAATTTTGCTTTGTCCCAAGGATGTTCTAAATAGCTATAGTTTGCAGCTGATACCTGGTCAGGCCATTTGTCTTTATATTTCTTTTTAGCAAAGACCATATAATTGTACATAAACCGGTCTCTACCATCATCTAATTTTGTTTTAGAACATAGTGCTAGACATGGTGGACCATCGTCAAATTCAGGATTAGTTCCTAGTAGTATATTTCTGTGGGTTTCTTCTACGAGTTTATCTAAAGTTTCTTTATCTACTTTAGATTCGTTAGCAAATTTTAGAAATTGTTCTACTGATAGTTTAGAATTATTCTTATCTATAGCGTATCGGTTGGATTGTCCGTTGTTATAGTAAGGTAGGTTAATGAAGTTTCCTGGTTTAATGTCTCCTTTATCATCTTTCTGTAGTTCTTTCTGTTTAGGAAAAACCTCAGTAGTTGGTTTTAATCCCAGTGGAAGCAGAAAAGCTTTTAATGCTTCTATTAAATCCACAGTAGGGATAGCTTCTTTTAAAAATATATAACAATGCAAACCACCACTCTTAGATAGTATAGGGACTAAGGGTAATTTATATTGTTGAAATAGTGCTAGGTAATGTTCAACTTTAAATGATCCATAATCTGGTGGATCTACATCTATACATCCAAATTGTGCAGTTCTATCTATTCTGCATGGTTGGATTCCAATTGATTTTCTTCCTTGTAAATGATTTCTATAATCGTCTGATGTGACAGGTCTACCTGCCCATTCGTAATTCGGTTTTATTTTATTTTTTTCTGAGTCGAGTTCTGTCTTTGACATGTCGGCCATGCCAAAATCACCTTCATATCCTTT